TGATTCCCGCCGACCCACCTATAACTCTAGCTGTATGCTTTTATATAGCCTTCCAACAAAAGGCGCATGATTGAGGATGGCACAACATGGGATCCTACCACCCTAGCGCAAGTGCTTGGAATGACGCCGCAAAGCGTCAATGAGCAGGTCAGAGCCGGCAGGATTCCCAAAATAGGGCGCGGGCGTTTTGACCCAGTTGCTGCGGTTTCAGCGTATTGCGAATATTTGCGCGAGGCCAGGGATGACGCCAAAGGATCCGGCAAAAGTTTGACCGCTGCACGCACTGAACTGGCACTGGAGGACGCCAGGCTAAAACGGATACAGGCCGAGAAACTGGAAGGCCGGTTTGCTGACGTGCAGGAACTTATCGCGGCGGAATCGCAAATGCTTGAAGGCATCGCCGGCATCATCAGAAGCAGCACGCTGTCAGACGAGCGCAAGGAGGACATTTTTACCGCTTTGCAGGATCACGCCAAAAAATGGAAGGAGGAGCATGAGCAGTAACGCCTTCAGCACTTACGTCGCCGACTTTTCGCGCACTGTTTTCCAGGCGTTTAAATTTCGCGCTGCAATGCCGGCGCCCGAATGGGCTGAAACTGTGCGGCGCATGGATGGAGGCCGGCGCTTCCGCTTTGATTTCGCGCCTTACCAGCGAGAAATGATGTCCACCCCTTTTGATCCTGACGTGCAAATGACCGTTTTCCAAATGGCCAGCCGTTTGGGAAAAACTGAAACGACCATGTGCCAAATTGGTCACTGCATAGCGGAGGCGCCGCGTCGGATCTTAGTGCTATATCCAACCACCGGCCAGGCAGAAAAGTGGAGCAAGGAAACCCTGGAGAAAGAATTATTCGAGCCAACGCCTGCATTGCAATGGCTCGTTCGTGGAGGGCGGCGCAATTCAAGCAACACGATACTGCACAAGCTGTTCCCTGGCGGCTTAATCAACATATTTGGCGGCAATGCACCAGGCGAGATGCGACGCGCTAAAGGATCCTTTTTATTTGCTGACGAGATTGACGCGCTCCAGGAGCAAACAGGCGACGAGGGCGACCAGCTTGAAATCTTCTGGATGAGGGGCAGCGAATACAGCGACGCCATTCGCATCGCCGCCAGTTATCCCAGCATCGAGGGCAAAAGCCGCATCGCTGACCTGCTGGCAAAAAGTGATTGCCGGAAATGGTTCACGCCCTGCGCCAAATGTGGCAAGCATTTCGTAATGCTGCGCGACCACCTGAAATTCCCGGAAGGCAAACCGGAACAGGCGAAGATTGAATGCCCTGAATGCAAGGAACTGCTGACCGACAAGATGCGCCGCAAGATGATCGCCGCCGGTGAATGGAGGCCGACCCAACCCTTTAAAGGCATCGCCGGATTTTGGGGCAACGGGATGCTTTCACCGCATCCAACGCAAAAAGGCTTTAAGTCTCACCTGCACTGGGTGGCTGCGCAGGCCGAGGCCGTTGAAAAGGCCGACAACCCGGAACGCGCCAGGCACGTCCTCATTAACACATTTGACGCGCTGCCATACAGGCCGGAAAGGATAGAGGCGCCCGACGCCGGGCAGCTGCTGGATAGAATAGAAGATTACAAGCCCTGGCATGAACTGCCGGACGGCGTGCTAATTGCCACCGCCGGCGTGGACGTTCAAAAGCGCTGGCTGGAGGTGGCCGTATGGGGCTGGGGCGAAGGCAAGCAAAGCTGGCTGTTGGATCACCGGCTGATAAAAGGGGCGCCGGATGACCCTGGCACCTGGAACGCGCTGGAATCTTTCCTGGCCTCATGCCGATACCCGCACCCGACCGGCGCGGAAATTGCACTGCTGACCGCTGGCACCAGGGTGATGGTGGATGCCGGTCACTGGGATCAGCACGTCCTGCCCTGGACTTTCGCGCATCAAAGCCAGGGAGTGAGCGCCGTGCAGGGATCTCCGACAATCAACGCGCCAATTCTGGGCAAGCCTCGATGGGCGGCGAATCCAAAGGCCAAGATTTACCCGCTGGGAGTGAACCAGGCCAAGGATATTATCTATCAGCGTCTGGCATTGAGTAAACCGGACGAGGGCAAACCATACCCGCCTGGATATGTTCATTTTAACGACAGCGCCACCGAGAAATTTGTGGAAGGGCTGACCTGCGAGTATGGCAAGGAGGAAATATATCGCGGCGAAGTGTTTACCCGTTACGTCTGCCCGCCTGGGCGCCGGAATGAGCCGCTTGATACTTTCGTGTATGCACTGGCCGGGGCAATCGCCATTAATCCCAGGTTCGACAAGATCCGCGAAAATATGGAAAAGAAAGGCGGCAAAATATCCACGACGCCATCAGAGCCAAAACCAGCACCGGGCGCACGCCGACGCAAGCTGCCACGGCGCCGGGGCAAGGGGGGCTTTATTGGAGGCTTCAACTAATGTCATTCAAGTGCCAGGATATTGCCCGCCTGGAGGCCGAACTGCCACCGGCTGCGCGTGTTCACTTCAATATCTTAATTCAGGCACGCGAAGACTGGGCGACCGCTCGCGCCCTGGAATACATCGACAGCAACGGCATGGTGGATCCGACCGCCCTGCGTTTCAAGAAGCGTGGCTGGCTGATGGGCGGCTTTAATACACCGACCACCGTGGAATCCCTGGAGGAACTGGCAGAATATTGGCGAAGCGATGCGCCGCTAATTTCCATTAAATATCTGGGCTTGCCGGAACTGGAGCCGGCTGAATTTTTGGAGCTTTTAAACAAGGCCACGGAGAACAGGACGCCAGGAACGAGCAGATTGCCGCTTGATACGCTGGAATAAGGCAGACCTTAGTATTTCGCCACCTTCAGCATCCGCACCCGAATACCGCCGGCAGCAGGTCTGCGATCAATTAACCGACGCCTGTGCATGAGATCCAGAGCGCGTCGTGTCCCGGTATCGCCCAGGAGTGAGCGCGTCTTAATATCCTTTACCCGCGTGTTGAAGTCACAGCTGCCAGCTTCCGTGGCAATTTCTCTTAGCGCTGAGTAAGTGGCCAGCGTGCCGGCAGTGGCTTCAGGGCTGAGCCTTATCGTGCGCATGGCGTCGATGTCAATCGTGGCTTTCCTCATTGGCGCGAAATATAGCCGCAAATTGCCTGACTTTCAACCGGCTGACCTATCGCCGGAGCTTGTGCTGACTTATTCTTGAGGCGTGGCTGACTCTGCGCCAAAAACTAAAAAATTCGCGGGCGATAGTTCGACCTGGACAAGCTCATATACTGATTACCCGGCCAGCAGCGCCTGGGTGGCAACTTGTGTCTTTCAAAAACCAGGACAAGAGCCGTTAAGTCTGGAAGGAACTGCAAGCGGCACCGACTTTGTTTTTACCTTCACCGCTGAACAAAGCGCAGCCCTGGCTCCAGGACGCTGGACGTGGGCGATAAGGGTGGCGAAGGATACAACGGCGACAACCGTGGAGATTGGCGAAACCATAATCCGGCCAAACCCGCAGGCCGTGGCTGCGCCTAGCCATGCTGAAAAATGCCTAAAGCTGATTGAGGCAGCCCTTGAGGAACGCTTTGTGGATGTGCAAGAAAGCATTTCCATCCTGGGGCAAGATATCAGCAAAGTGCCAGCTGGAGAACTGGAGAGCCTGCTTAACCGCTACCAGGCCAAGGTCAACAATGAGCGCAGGCACGCGCATCGCCTGGCAACCGGATCCCGCCGGACACGCGGCAGAATTTTCTTAAAAGGATAGAATGGCTTCACGTTACTTTTACAACCCGAAGACCGGCAAGATGACCATGCGCGAAAGCAAACGCAGTTATGGCGCCGTAGTTTCTGACCAATTCAACGAAGGCTGGAGCGCAACATTGACCAACGCGCACAGTGAATTTCGTGGAGGAGCGCAGCGCCTGCGGAATATGACCCGCGACCTGGAGCGCAGCAATAGCTACGCCATCCGATTTCTTAACGAGTGGACAACCAACATTATTGGCACCGGCTTTACGTTTCAAAGCCTGGCCGAGAATGCTGCCGGGCGAGAAGATGCCGGCGCCAGGGCATTAATTGAAAGCGCTTGGCTGGACTGGAAGAAGGCACGCAACTGCACCGCTGCCGGCGATATGCCGTATTGCGAGCTTAAAGCCCTGACCGAGCGGGCTTGCGCCAGAGATGGCGGCGTGCTGATTCAGAAGCTGCGCGGCTTTGATAATGACTACAATTTTGCGCTCAACGTCCTGGAGATTGACCGCCTTGACCATAATTACAACTTAAAGACCAACGACCGAGGCAACCGGATCGTAATGGGCAAAGAGATCGATCAGTATGGCAAGCCGGTGGCCTATCATTTGCTGGGCGAACACCCTGGCGAAACATACAGCCGAAGCGGCAAAAAGCGCACCCGCGTGCCGGCTGACCAGATTATTCACCGCTTTTACCGCAAGCGCCCTGAAAGCGCACACGGCGAAAGCTTGATGGTCGGCGCCATTACCGGCCTGCGCCACCTGGAGAAATACGAAGAGGCCGAACAAATCGCCGCCAGGGTGGCCGCTTCCAGCGTGGTGGCTATCGAGCGCGACGCCAGCCTTCCATACGAAGGCGACGAATATGCCGACCAGGAACTAGCGCCCGGCTCAACCTGGCAAATGGAACCAGGCGAAAAGGCCACGTTAATCAATCCAACGCACCCAAATGCTAACTATTCAGGCTTTCGCGGCGGCGTTTTGAAGGGCGTGGCTTCAGGGCTTTTGATGAGTTACCCGACCTTGGCGCAGGACTTTGGTGGCGTGACGTATTCAAGCCTGCGCGAATCAAAGCTAAACATTAAGGCGCTGACGCAGTGCTATCGGATGCTAAACGTGGAAAACGAAGAAGAGCCAATTTTCCGCTCCTGGCTATCCACCGCAATGGCATCCGGGTCGATTCGCTTGCCGGCCTCCAATTTTAGAAACTTCGCCAAAGGCAGCTTTACCGGTAAAGGCTTTGAATGGGTGGATCCGCTCAAGGATGTCAATGGCCTGGAAAAAGAGCTTTCGATTGGCGCCACCAGTTTATCCCGCGCCGTCAAAGAGCGCCTAGGCGTGTCCCTGGACGTGATAATCGCAGAGCGAAAGCGCGACATTGAAGCCTTTGAAGCTGCCGGTTTGCCTGTGCCGGCTGCGCTGATTCCTGGCGCTGACCTATCGCCGCCAGAAGATTTGACCAATAGTGAAGAAGATGAGTGAACAGCTAGGATATCGAAGCTTTGCAGTTAAGGCCGCAAAAGATGGCGAAGCATCGCCCAGGGGAATCCTGACCACGGAACAGCCTGTGGAAATGTTCGACTGGGGAACCGGCGAATATGTGCCGGAGGTATTGCTGATGAGTGGCATGAAGGCCAGAGGCAAAAGCATCAAGCTGCTGGATACGCACAACACTGACAGCGTGCGCAACGTCCTGGGATCATTCGTTAACCTAAAAACGCACCAGGCTGGCCAGCGCGATGTGCCGCACGCATTTGTTGACGGAGAAATAAAGATTTCAAGCACCGAGGCCGACATTGCCACAAAGGTGGACGAAGGCCACATCAACGAGATGAGCGTGGGCTATCGTTATTCTGAAGATAAGACCATCCGCGTGCCGGAAGGCGAAACCGTGGAGATCAATGGCAAGGAATACCCTGGCGGCACCGTAATCCGCACAGAATGGCACGCCCAAGAAGCCTCATTAGTTCCATTAGGCGCTGATGACCAGGCGCAGATACGTGGTTTTAAAGACGTGGCCGACGCCAGAGCAAAAATTTCAAGGATTTCACGCAAGCAAACTGAAGAAGAAAGCACCGACGAAGGGATGAAACCCGACGCCGGAGATGGCGATGACAAGCCAACAGCCGAAACGGAGGAAAGCAAAGCGCTGGATACCCAACTAAAACACCAACCAAAACCTAACAAATCAAGATCAATGGAAAACAACGATATTGAAAATGGCAAGGTGGAGGAGCAAGCACGCCAGGCCGGTATAAAGGCCGGCGCCGAGGCATTCGACAAACGCGCTGACGCCATCATGGCAATCGGCGAGCAAGTTGAAGACGCCAACTGGGCTATCAGCCAGCTTCGCTCTGGCGCATCCGTTGAGGATACGCAGGCCGCTGCCATCAAAAAACTAAAGGAGGCCAATGCATCACTTGGCACAACTCCTGAGCCTCTTGGATTATCCAAGAAAGAATCAAAGTCTTACTCAGTCACGACTGCCATGCGGCAGTTGATTTCTGGCAAAGGACTGGACGGAATCGAAGGCGAAGTTTCTGACGCAATCGCAAAGCGCTGCGGACGTGAAACCAACGGCTTTTTCCTTCCATCCAAGCGCGACCTTGTTGCTGGCACAGCAACAGACGGCGCCGAGCTTGTCGGAACAGATACACAAGGCGGCAGCTTCATCGACGCATTACGGCCAAACATGGTAACCATGCAGGCCGGCGTTCGTGTGCTTAATGGATTGACTAGCGACGTATCAATACCTCGCAAGTCTTCAGCATCAGCTGCGACCTTCAAAGCTGAAGTTGCCACACACGTCATTTCTGAGCCTCAGTTTGAGTCTGTGTCTTTAAGCCCGCGCCACCTGGGAACATTTACCGACGTGAGCAAGCAATTGCTTGCGCAGGGATCTCCTGACGTGGATGCGCTTATTCGTGACGACTTAAACCAGGCTGTTGCAGTGGCTTTGGATAAAGCAGTTATTCAGGGCGCCGGTAGCGGCTCAAATGAGCCACAAGGCATCATTGGAGCAACTGGCGTCAGTTCAGTTGCAATTGCTGACAACGATGGAGGAGAGCCAACAACGGCAGAGCTTCACACGTTTCTTAAGGAACTGGATGACGACAATGCACTGCGCGACAACAGCGCCTGGATCACCGGATCGGTTATCGCTTCAGCTATGAAGCAGACCCTTCTGACTTCAGCCGTTAGCGGATATCAGTGGGATATGTCGAACAATACTGTTCTGGGACAAAGAGCGTTCAGCACTTCACAAATCCCAGCAGAGCGCACAATTCTGGGCGATCTGAGCGAGTATATTCTTGGCATCTGGGATGGTACTGAGATCGTTTATGATCCGTTCAGCGGGGCAAAGACTCGCACCGTTACTTTCGTGCTAAACCTTATGTGCGACGGCAATGTTCGTCAGCCAAAGGCGTTCGCTGTATCGGACGACGGTTCCTAATAATAGCCGTTATTAATCACAACCGGGGGAGGGTAAAACCTCCCCTGGTTTTTAATTATGCTAACCAGTGACAGCTTAAAAAATAAACACATGCCAGAGCCGACCAATATACTGATAAAGAATAGTGTTTTTTTGAAAGGCAAAGCCTTGCGACAGGGCAATGTTTACGAAGTTTCAAGATCAGACGCCAATGTCCTGGTCAATTATGGAGACGCCGAGATCGTTGAAGCACCCAAAAAGAAAGCTGCCAAAAAGAAGGCCAAGGCAAAGCCGGCAGTTGATGCCACCCGCTAATGTTTGCGCCTGCCGTTGAGAAGGCAATAAAATCGCAGTTTGCTTTTGCTTTGCGCAATGGCAGCGCCCGCCTTTCCATAAACGGCAAAACCGTGAACGCCCTGGTGGTTGAGCCACCAATTACTGAAAGCGAAA